CGCTGAAACGCTACATCGTTTTTATATCCAAACACTACATCATTGGAGCGCATCTGCACGTGAGCCTCAAGAGCGCCATGCCTGATCATATACTGCACCGCGTTTGTGCACATGAAGTCAGACATGCCGTCCCTGTTGTAGTCCTCCCACATCGATGGTCGATTGTAGATCATGACGGCGCGGCGCGAGTCCGGCTTCTCGCGAAGCTCATTCTCTACTCGATGAAACTGGTTGTAGTTAGCGTGCGAAAATATGCACCAGCCATAGTTTGAGTTGATTAGACCGTCCTTGGACGCGACCTGCTTCCATATCTCCGGCGTTTCACCAGGAATATCGTTGACGTTGAGAGAGCAGGACATATACCATTCAATCTCACGCTGAATATAGTCTTTATTTGGAGTACCAAAGATTGCTGGCTCGTCAGCAATAAATGATGCAGACCGAAGCTCCAGCATCTTGCAGCCGGTCTTATCGGTAACAAACGACTCGTACTTAAGCTCGTCGATGAAGTATTGTCTTATCGTAGATACTCTGTTTCTAATTAACATTCTTGATCTTTCGATTGAGCCAGTCACGATCGGGCCGTTGACCATCGATCTTACCGCGGGAATACGCCACAAAGAACGATGAGTAATTGATTAGGTCTCGAGCTGAATCTTCTAGAGACTCAAAATTGGGCTTATAGTTTGGATCATTGCTCATTGCCTCCATGACCGATCGCATGCGTAACAGCTTAGCGTTCATAGAGTCGAAGATACTTTGGCAGCCGTTCGGATAATAGTCTGCCTGACGAATGCTTGAGTTTGGATTCTGATAGTCGTTCGACTTGCGCAGCTGCAGGTCGATGCACTCCTGAAGTACTTTAACGGATTCTTTGTCTGCCATAATCACCTCACCTAATAGCTACACAGTGGTCGTTCTTAATCGCAGATTGATGATCAAATTCATTCTTCAACCAATCTTCTTTCTTGCCAGATAGCTTTATGTACTCGTGAATATGCTTAGCGTCGACCATATATTTTGGTATGCAGCGAAACACGACGTCGTACTTATTTCCTACCTGCTCGCGGGATACTATTACAAAAAGTCTGTTAAATGACTGGCAGTCTAAGATAGACTGCCTCTGGCTGTCATTGAAGCGATAGTAATTTGTGCTGTGGTACATGCTCTTGGCCTCACAGATCACGCCTTCGCACTTTAGATCGGTCTTTCGCTTTTTATAGGAAATACCCACGGCACCAGCTGTAATTTTAGCAGTAGACTTAAAATATCCAGTACTCTCCAAAGCCTTCTCACAGCACATGCCCATGGCCGTATGCCATCTCACGGTCTTGAAGTCTCTGCGAAAACCCCTCTTCTTTTGTTCCTGCTCCCAGTTGTTCTGTACCATCGTGTCAAAATCTTCCTTGAACCTGGGATCGTTCATATCGACTACGACGTCTAGCTCACGCAGCGCGTCCATTATTGGTTGGCTGAATATAAACATTCTATCACTGTTTGGTAAAAATGTAAACTATTATTTTATCCATTGCTCTAGAAAGACAAAGTCTAAAAGAGATTTATCTTTGTTATGATCTGGTGCCTTCCATCCCTCGGGCTTAATAAGGTCTGGCAGACCAAGTGGGTTAGGGCGCGACTCCTTTATGCCGACTTTCTTGCTCATGTTTGCGGCTAGCACTCTATCCCATGCCGCGTGAGCATCGACGTCAAAGGCGTCTAGAGTGCCGATAGCTACTACACATAGATCGATAAGAGCATCAATCGCTTCGTTTGGGTCAGCGGCGTTATTAAGCTCATTGAGCTCCTCGGCTAGAAACTCAACTCTAAATTTGTAATATTCAACCAGCTGCTCCGCGGTCATTTTAGAGATGGCCTTATGGAAGCCGTAGTGAGAATGCATCTCACCGATATCTTTTACCCAGTTGTCACTCATGTATCCACTCCGGTGTTTCGCGATTGGTCCAGCGATGCATCTTTTTCTTCGCCACTCGATAGTACTGACGATAGTTTTCAACTGGATCGTCAGAGATTTTATATTCATCTGGCATTGCGCACAGCATCTTGGTCTTGTCATACTCCTTCAGATTAAATGGAGGTGACTGAAGCGGGTAGAGAAGAGCGCCGGACTTATGCTTCTTGCCATAGCGGTATGTATATTCGTCGAGAAGAGCAGCATAGTGCTCGACCAGCCATAGGTAGTTCTCAACCGAGGTACGAGTCCATACTGAGCTGGGGTGATTTATATGTGTAGCCTTGTATAGCACTGGCTCACGATTGTCATCCAGTACCCATTGCTTCATTTTACGGCCATTATCGTTCTGAGCGGCAAGCATTCTGCCATCTAGATAGCGATGTGCAGTAGATAAAAGCTGTGCCGACTCAAGAATCATTTTTACGACATGCTTATCGACCATCCATTGTGCGGCTTGAACGGGGTCATCAGAAATATAGAAAATATTCAAATCTTTCTCCAAACCAGCGGTTTATTGTTCCACATGCCACACTTCACACTCTCATATCCAAGAGACCTGACGTACTTATTGAACTCACGCCCGGCTTCTTTTTGATCAACTACTCGCCCATCAAAGTAATATTCGTTAAAATGACCGATAGCCCAGACATTAAATGAATTAGCGATCACCATATATTTTGGCTTAAGACTGGTAACCACCTGACGAACGTGAGCGATCGGGTTCTCGAGATGTTCATAAAACTCAGAGGCAAATACTAGATCTACATCGCTCTCAATCTCTTTGACATCTCCCACTAGCTTGAAGTCATACGATTTAGACATGGCATCGCAGAATGTCCATTGCTTTGTACCACGAAGATTTACAGCATATGCTTGAGCCGCCGGAAATATCTGCTTGAGTGCGCAGGTGCTATAACTTAAACCACAGCCGATGTCAACAAACGATCTGATACTCTTCATCTCATTATAGATCTTGTTCTTAGCCAGCTGTCTGATATAAACTCGGCTATAGGTCTTAAAGCACTGAAAGATATCAATGAAGTAGTAGTCATCATTATACACACTGAATGCTCGATCCATCTCTCTCGAGAGAAGATGGTCATACCACTTGACTGTAAGCTTCTTGAACAGCTCATCAGTCTTTACCAGTCTCAATGCTTCAGCACGATCGATGTCATTGAGCGATGTATAGTCGGCCAGAACTTGCTCAAACATCTGGCGAGGTCTGTCCTTGAGAAAGTCAATTACCATTCTGAGGCCATTTTTTCTTAAGCTGTCTTTCAAACTTCTTTAATCGATTCATGGCCTGGTGACGATGATAATCCGTAGCGTGGCGATAGAACACCAGACCATCCATATGATCCATCTCATGCAGGAAGCATCGAGCAGACATGCCCGTGAAAGTCTCGGTGCGCGTTTCGCCGTTTGGTGTCTGAAAACGAACACGTACATGCCGCGGTCGCTTAATCTTGACAAAGAGACCTGGGTAACTTAAGCAACCTTCGTCTAGATAAATTGTCTCATCGGATTGGTTAACCACCCTAGGATTAATACAGACAAAGTTCTCGGGAGATCCACGCATGGCGAAGATGCGATATCGAACTCCGACCTGATTGGCCGAAAGACCAATGCCATTGTTCTCATACATGCACTTGACCAAATCTTGAGCAAACTCGGTCAAATTAAATGGCGGATCAGCAAAATCTACCGGATGGCAGATTGCCGAAAGCACTTGATCAGTTTTTGGCACCAGCTTCATAGTCATATTGTATTATATTTCTCAATAGATGTAAACCATTAAGCCACTAGCTTCGAGAAGTTTTTTACCTTACTAAAGCGCAATACTGACTCAAACCTGTCGACCATGGCATCAGTCCTGTGTGATATAACAAAGCAGTTTGTCTCTTCGGTAAGACTAGTAAGCATCTTCATGAATTCATCGGCGCCGTTATAGTCGAGAGAAGAGTCGAATACCTCGTCGAGAACCAGAATATTTGTATTGATGGAGTTGCGCATTTTAGCGATAGCTCTCCAGGCGAAGAGTATGGCTAGATTAAGTCTGAGCTTTTCTCCTTCTGAAAAAGACTCATATGAGAACTCGTCACGAAACCTAGACTTGATCGTCTCATTAAAGTTTTCATCTAGCTCAAACTGTACGAAAAAATCCAAAGCCGAGAGATACTTGTTAATAAGCTGATTCATTACTGGAATATACTGCTTGACGATCTTTGACTTGATTCCACCGTCCTTGAGCATTAACCCGCTCAGACTTAAGATCTCTCCTGCTTCTGATAGTTCGGTCAGTTTCTTATCGATCTGAAGCAGCTGCTTCTCCAGATCACTGATGTCCTCAAAGACAGAGGTTCTCTTTCTATTCTTAATGTCGTCTATTTCTCTCTTAGTTCTGGCTATGTAGTCCTTATATGTGTCTGTCTGCGAGTCTATGGTAGATAACTTTACTCTAATATCACCGATGCTATTCTTAGTCTGGCCGATCTTATCAACTGCTTCTTGAGCCTGATCTAACTTCTTCAAGAGATCTGGCATAGAGGATTCGATCTTGCTGACTTTTTCTTTCTTCTCATGCACGTGTTTCTCTCTGAACTCTGGATCGATTTCCTGAGAGCAGGTGGGGCAGGTAGTATTCTCATCGAAAAATTTAATCTCAGTGCTTAAACTAGTCGACCTAATCTCTAGCTCGTGCTTAAGCCTACCGATCTTTTTAACAGTCTCTATCGCTGACTTCTCATCACAGATAGAGGCTAGAAGCTTCTCAGCGTCTCTGACCAGACTCTCGCGTCGAGCAACAGCTTCATCTATCTGCTTTTTCGTGGAGTCAATGGCCTGCTCTCGGTCCTCTATAACCCGGCGATCATCTTCATCACGCTCGGCAGTATGTTTCCTCACTATCTTTATCTTTTCGTCGAGAAGCTTCCTGCTATTCTCTGCGTTTCGAATGTCCTCTGTGTTTAAATACATTCTATCCTTGAGCAGGTTGTTCATGACCGTGAATACTTGTAGGTCGAGAAGATCCTCAATGATCTCCCTTCGCTGCCCGGTAGGTAGCTGCATGAATGGCACGTATGACGCTGAACCTAGTACGACCACCTGGCAGAATGACTTGTAGTTAACCTTGAGTATCTGCTTTTCTAGAATCTCCTGATAGTCTTTTGACTCGGATGACTGATCCATCAGGTCGCCATTGACATAGATCTCAAATACATTTGGGCGTATACCACGCACTACCTTGTATTTTTTGGTACCTATCGAGAACTCTACCTCAATAAGCATGTTCTTTCGAGTCATTGAGTTGACAAGCTGTGATTTGTTAATTTTTCTAAACGGCTTACCAAATAATGAGTAAGTCAGTGCCTCTAGAAACGTAGATTTTCCAGCTCCGTTTTCACCAACTATCAACGCGGTCCGTAACTTGTCTAGATCAATTTGTATAAACTCATTGCCGGTCGACAACAGGTTTTTCCATCTTATAGTGTGAAACTTGATCATGAAAGAGAAACAGCTTCCTGGTAAAGGTTTACCATTAAGTTCTTGATCTTATTCTTGCTGACACCGCCAGTCTCGGTCTGATCAATGAACTTGGTGAAGATATCGATAGTGGATTCGGCCTCATCGATAATAGAATTATCGTCTTGAATGTCTAGATTCAAGTGATCCTCGACCACCTGCATCTCAATCACGCCCTGCTGTTCGATCTTCTCGATAAATTGATCGAACATATACGGATTGGTTTTATTCTTTACCACAACCTTTACGATCTTATCTTTAAACACAGTGAAGTCTAAATCCATGTGTTTGCTATTGAGAGAGTCGTCGTAAAAGGCTTTCTCAAATATTCTGATCGGGCTGTTGACAAACTCTAGCTCTCCAGTCTCAGTATCAAATATAGCTATGCCTCTAGGATCACCGGCATCAGACCACGTGTACTCCATCGCCGCTCCGATATACTGAATGTTACCGGACTTGGACCTGTGATGGTAGTGCCCTGAGCATACCAGATCAAACTTCTTAAAGTCATCCGGTGACGTACCACCGTGCGACGGGAGACCTTTGTACATCTGGAATCCGTTGAACTCCAGATGGCCAAAGCAGTATAGAGCGTTAGTCTTCTTGATGAGATTAAACGTACTTTCTCGATTTTCGTCGCAGATCCATGGGACAAACAATATCTTGCAGCCGTCGTACATTTTCTCCGTGGCCTGCCGATACGAGTTGCAGCTGCCGAGAGACACTATGTCGAAAGAGTTAATATCGTTTGTATTTTTATAGTAACAGTCATGGTTGCCCAATATTACGTCTAAATGTATGCCGCGATCATGTATTTGATCAAAGAAATATTCTCTAACACAGTGAGCCGTGTAGATATTAACGTATTTACGACGATCCATTAGATCGCCCATGTGAATGATTTGTCTAATACCGCGTTTTTCTAATTCTGGAAAGAAAAATTCTAAGTAATACTTACGAAAGTACTCGAGAAACTTGACGTTATCGCCACGTACACCGAAAGTGCGTATCAGTTATAAGAGCTATGCGCACACTGATTCTCCTTTTTCAAAAATAATAATATAACCTAAGCGCGCTTCTTGGTCTTGTTTGGTGTAGTTATTGTTCGACCGAGAGCAGTATTGCAAGCATCACGAATAGTTCTAACTTGAAGCTCATATGCCAGACGCTCGTTCTGACTTGTAGCGTTTATCATCTTGATTATTAGCTCCTTGATTATATCCGGAACTAGATAGGTAGTATTACTACTCATATGAATATCTCCAATCCTTTCTTTTTGCTGGATTTCTTTTTCTTTTTCTTGCTGGCCTGCAGCTTGTCCTCAAAGTTTTTAATGATATCGTCAGACTTCTCGTCACCAGAATTGGCTATATTAAACTCTGCGAGAATCTCGTCGGTTACGTAGATGTTCTGCATGTTTTTATGCTTTATATATGTCTGCTTTTTCTCGCGCTGAATTCGTCTGATGAATGCATTCCACGCTATCATTGTGAAGTAAGCAAACGGGTTGTTCGACTTGCGTGGGTCAAAGTTGTCTATAGCCACGATACAGTTTTCTATGCCGTCAGATATCATCTCGTCTCGCCACGTATAGCCAGAAAACTGAGGCTTTAGCGACAGCTTGTTGCATATAAGATATAGACACTCTCCAATATACTCTGGAATGCGCGGTGGCTCAATCTTCTCGCGCTTAGATTTTCGTACCGCCCTGATGTACACTTTCATAACTTCATACATCTGCTTGTTGTTGACGTAGTGAACCGTGTTCTTTTTCTTCATTTTATAGATATCCTATAGATTCGATATGGAAACTTTTCCTCGCTGTAAATTTTTATTCTTTCTAAAAAATGAAGCAGCGTATAATTCTTTCTTTTCTTCCAAGTCATATCATCAGCGATATCATATAGTACCGCTGCGGTCTTGGTCTCTGATCTACGAAGACCTCTACCAATTGACTGAAGATTTCTTATTCTAGACTTCGAAGGTGAGGCAAATATAACATTGGTTAGATTACGTATGTTGACACCAGTACTGTAGACACCATATGAAGCCACTATGATGGAGTCAGACTCAGTCTCGACTATCTTTCGTACCAGCTCGCGTTCCTCACCATCTACACCACCGTGGACAAAGAATATCTTTCTATCTCCAGCTGAGCGTAGAAGAAGATCGTGTAATATATTACCATGTTTCTCGACGTATTGAAACAACAAAAGCGTGTTGCCGCTGAGAGAAAGCGCTAGGTTTCTTATGAATTTGTTTCTAGCATCGTTCCTTACCAAGAAGTCTATCTCATCCTGATAAGAAGCCTTGGCCATGACTTTGCGAGTGTCGTCGTCGTAGCTGAGTACTAGGGACTTTACCTGAAAATCTGCGAGATGCTGCTGCTCGATTAACTCGGCCGTGGTGGTTACCTTACGAATAGGACCGAACAGACCCTGTAGTATCAACTCATGACACTGAGCGCCATCGAGAGTTCCAGTAAATCCAAACTTATACCTGCAACCGCTCATCTTTTCCATGATTGACATCATGGACTTGGCCTTGAATAGATGAGCCTCATCACCAATAACTACTTGAAACTGGTTAAACCAGGTCTTGGGTAGCTTGTATATGCTCTGCCATGTAGTTACTACAATACGAGCATCGGTCTCACTGTTTTGCCCACCGTGAATCTTATGACAGTCCTCTTTGACGCCGGAGTAACTCTCAAAGTCTGATACCATCTGGTGCACCAGAGATATCGTAGGTACTACGATCAAAGTTCTGGCATTATAATATCTCTGCATCAGATATATGATTAGAGACTTTCCTGACGCGGTAGGTGACAAGAACAGAGCTCTACCCTCGCGTACTCCAGACACAAAGGCTTTCATCTGATAGTCTCTAGGCTTCATGGTTAGGCCCAGAGAGTCTACAAACTTCTCTCCCTCTACCAGAGAGAACTCGGTATGAGAGGTATCAAAATCATATTCTATGAGATAGCTTCGCTCGCGGCAGAACACCTCGAGCTTAGAGCGCAGGCCGCAGTACAGCAGCCCGTGAATCATCTTGTATAAGCGATACTTACCGTCCCAGACCTTGTTCTTAACGGCTGGCATGAAGTGAGCGCCAGGAACCTCGAACGTAAAATAATCGTTTAGTTCCTGGCCCACGCCTGGATCGCAGACTATTCTGTCATAAGTCTCGTCAAATTTCTCTACGCGTATGACGTCCACTTCACTTTGCCGGAGCGAGCTTCTCGGCCTGAATCTCCTTGCGTCGCTCGCCTGCTAGCTTTCGCAGCTCTCCAAGCGCTTTGCGAGCACGGGCGGCCGCGGCCTTCACTCCCTTGGTGGTGAACCTCTCGTTCTCAGCGAGATAGGTTTCCCACTGAAGCTTCATCTGATCATTAATATTACTCATTAGTTAGCTCCCATTGTAAACTTGATAAAATCAAGAGCCGTCTTAAGCTGATAGCCACGACTCATGACACTTCGTATGATGGAGTCAAGCATCTCCACCTTCTCCTGATGTGCTCCGATCTTGAGCGACAGATTGACGATCTCTCGATCGGACTCCATGTATATAGGCACGTCTGGTTTGAGTATCATACCTCGCGCCGGTATGTCCCATCCCTTGTCCCTGTGCTCCTTGGTGGGACCCATGGTGTACATCTCGTGCTTTTCACGCTTAAGCGCCTTCATCTCAGACTCAAGTACGCGCAGCCTGATGCTTTCCTCTGTCCTGATGCGAAGGTACTTGGCGTGAAGTCTTGAGATTTTTAGCGACTCAGCGCTGATGTCAGTGCTGTCGATCTCGGCGTCGCGAGACCACTCTTCTATTATCTCTTCTATCTTCATGCTTATATTATACCATAACTTTACTCAATAGTAAAAAAACTTATCTTATTTGTACAACGTTAAAAATGTGTGGTATAATAGATCTACTGATCTTAAATCTTCTCTATTCTATACAGCTTGTATTTAAACGTAGCGTTTGCTGTAACATACTGAACGTCCTCTAGAGTGGTGTCAAACTCTACCTCACCTAGGCTGGTGGGAAAAGCATCCTCAAAGACTACAGCATAGTTGGAGCTCCGCTTAGAGCTTAGCACCTCGAGCTCAATTTCTGCATATATGCCTTCACCAGACATCGGTGACTTATTCTGTATCTCGACATACTGCTCAGAGTCTCTAGATCTGGCCATCTGCACCAACCAGTTATATATCTCCATATAATTTTTGAGATCTTCGTCAACCTTAAAAGTAATACTTAGCTCACTAAAAGTCAGATGATCGCCCGGCTTCGGTATAAATGTGAACGGATTCTGCTGATCAAATGACGGTAAGCTCAGTCTTGGTATAGTCACTTTCTGAATAAAGAAATTGATACCAGGCGCCTTCTTTATCTTGAACTTGAAGTTAATCGGTGATAGAAAATTGATGTTCTGCGGCGTTTCGCTTATCGCTGTCATTTAATAACCTTTTCGAAGTCTACCTTGGTCCATTTGCCGCTGTGACAATAAGCCATTACGACCTCTGATATCACGGCGTTTATGTTCTCACGCCAGAAAGTCATGAACATATTTACCCTTTTAAAGTTAGGGTATGTGTCGTCTGTCTGCCAAAGAAATTCATTTATCAAGTGCGCGCGCGCCGGCATGTAGTAGTATACATCAAGCGTTACCAGCACTTTCTTTGGTATCACTATCATCAGATATTTATATAAAAAAAACGGGGAGCACTTGGCCCCCCTAGTCCATATTCATTTTTATGCGCGCAGTTTATTTATACAATGCAGAAACTTCGCGTATACCATACTTGTCTGCAGACATAAAAATACCTCCGAAGTTTCCCTCGGAGGTATTTATACGATAAAAGTTCAGATCACATCAGGTTGGCGATAATCATCTTACGGTAGTAGACGTTGCTGTTGGTTGACAGCGTGCCAGAACCCTTCGTTAGGCCTTCAGCAAACGGATT